CACTAAAGTGCCCACGCTTGTTCGCACTAAAGTACAAGACAGAGCGGCCCGTTTCGGGGATGGCCCCGGCGGAAGCCTTAGTCAAAGGTTCGATGATCCACATAGGTATCGCTCACCACTACGCTCTCCAGATGGATGAGTGGAAGGGAAAGGAAGATCAGCTATTCGACCCCGCTCGGGCAGTCATCGAATTAGCTGAACGTCAGCCCGATGGTCAGCGTGCCACATGGCTAGGCTATGTGGATGAAGTAGTAGAAGTTCTTCTGGCGTACCAACTGCACTGGCAGTCAGAGAACTGGATTACCAAAGCCGTAGAGCATGAACTCATGGTCCACGTCTTTGATGAAGAGCGTGACGAATCACTCCTGTATACGCAGAGAGTGGACGCTATTTGGGAACATCCCATCACGCATAAGATTTTTTATGTCGATCATAAATCCGCTAAGAACTGGTCGAACCGATCGCTCGGGCAGTATTCAATCAGCGGGCAGATGCTTGGCTACCAGATGATCGGACAGAAGAAGTATGGCAAACGGTGGGGTGGTGTTCTGCTCAATGTCATTGAGTGGCCCAAAGGTTCTAAGTCTCCTGAGTTTACTCGGGTGCCAGTCGAGCCTGCTCCCTACGCAGTAGCCAACTTCAAGAGTACGATCTTACACGCAGAGCAAATTATACACAGATATGCAGAAAGAGAGCCAATGGATTGGCCCGGAGCGTTTCACGGGGGAGCCTGTTGGAACTTCGGTCCATGTAAGTTCTTATCAACTTGTCAATGGGGAGGAACGAAATGAGTAAATATGTTTATGGAGGAACGTACGGACCAGCTAAGACTGGGAAGACACTGGCTATGGTACGGGCGTTTCCTGATGCACTCTACATCGCACCGAGAGGTGCGTTGCTGTGTGCAAATTGGATTGGATGTAAGGTTAAAGTTGTCGAGGCTGACGAGAGAATAGGGATCGGAGAGATCGCGAAGCTCATCAAGGCTCATAGTGCTGAGTACCCAGCCATCGTCGTAGATGATTTCAGTATCATCGCGGACACTGAACTTGCTAAGTGCAAGAAAGCAGTAGCTGGATGGGGAGCATTCGACATCTTCAACAAGCGTGTCTATGACATGCGGGACGCAGCGCGGAACGCTGCCTGCCATGTCTTCCTTACGATGCACGAACAAGCACCGAAGGAAGTGGGGCAGGACGGACAGAAGCGATGGGTCAAGGGCTGTCCCTTGATCCCCGGCTGGCAATTGCCAGAGAAGCTCCCAGCTATGTGGGACTTCTGCGCTCGGGTGGTGTACGATAAGACGGCGAAGGGCTGGCCCTACGTCTACCAAACCGGACCTTGCCCTAGTTACATCACGGGAGATCGCTTGGCGATCACACCGGAAACTTTCCCTTTGAACCTACGGGAAGTCTTGCTTGCTGCGGGCTACGACGTACCTCGACCGGAATCCTTCAAGGGTTTCGACGAGCACGTTGAGGCTCTCAGTCAAGATTTGTCACAGACGCTTGCCGATAAGAGGCCCGACGTTAAGACGGTGTTCTCCTCATGGGAGGAGCGTTTGTTGACAACGGTTCAAGATCCAAAGCATGTGCGATGGATCTTTCTTGATGCGCTTGACCGCGCATCTTTACGCAAACACAGTAGCAACTTGCTACATAATTTCATTGATTCAATGTGAGAGGTGACGAATGTTTAATTTTGACTTTACTACTGGAACGAACAATTTTTCTCAACCCCCTGCTTGTGAGGGTGTCTTCCCCGTCAAACTGACGAAGGTTGATTCCTACACTACGCAGTCCGGCAATGCTAGGATTAGCCTCACGGCTACCATCACTGACGGAGACTCTGAAGGGTGTACCATCCGAGATGGTATCAACATCCCCAAGAGTGTGGACGACAAGGTGAAGGGCGTTTGGATGCGCTTCTTTACCGCTCTGGGACTCAGCCCACTGGAGATCAAAGCAGCCTTCAGCGGAGCCAATCTGTCGATGGATGACATCGTGGAGGGACTCAAAGAAACTGTCGAGGGAAGGACGGGGTACTGTTACTACGCTCCGGCCGTTGAAGAAGGTGGTTGGCCCACTCGCAAGTGGCTGACTCCTGCTCAAGCCAAGTCTACCATGCGCGCCAAGTCAAACGGCGCAGGCACGGGCGACTCGGCCTTGGGTGAGTTCATCAGCGTCTAAGTTTTTTTGGGGGGGTGTTTCAATCTGGACGGGAATGTTTTACACATTCCTTATCCCGTCCAGTAGGGGCTGGTTACCTCGCGAAGCATCCTCCCATTTACCTTAGGGGGTGTCTCAGTCTCACCAACTGTTTTGAGTTCGGTTGTTGAGTAGGATTTTGAATAGGTCCGTGAGGCACCTCCTTCTGGGAGGGTGCATGGCATTTGAGAAAGCTAAGTGTGACCAGTGCCCACTTAAAAAGCACTGGGAAAAAGAAGACTGTTGGAGCCCCGTCGACTTTGAGGGCGAGGCCGACATCTTGATTCTGGGCGAAGGTCCATCGAAGACTGACGTTGACTTAGGTCGCCCCCTTGCAGACACATCAGGGGCACACGTCCTGACTGAACTGACCAAGCACGGGCATGACCGACGCTCGGTATCGTGGGGCCACATCATCGGATGTCGCTGGCCCAACGATGACCCCAAATCCTACTTGGCTAAGTTACGCAGCATCAACCGTCGTCGCAAGGCCAAGGGTGACAAGCCCTACATGTCTCCCATCGAAGCGTGCGGTGGCCACTTGCGGCAACATCTAAAATCCTATAAGATGGTGGTCCCGCTTGGAAGTTACGCTACTAAGGCTGTCCTCCGAGGAAACGTATCGTTGGAAGCAGTGCGTGGCGGACCTACACTCATCGGGGAACAGAAAGTTCTACCGACGTACGCGCCCTATGCCCTTGTCGGTCAGCCTAAGCTGGCCCCGGTTCTAGCCAGTGACATCGCTAAAGCGGTTCGGCACTCACGGGAGAAACTTACTTGGGAAGAACCTAAGGTCGTGTTCACACCAACCCCCAAGGAACTGGCTGGGTTCTTCCTACGGCTTGGGGGAGGTCAAATCACATACGACGTAGAGACAGACGGGATCGATGCAGTGAATGCTGACCTCCGTTGCATCGGTATCGGGACAAAGGACGAGGTGTACATCGTCCCGTTCGTCAGCATCGACGGGTTGGTTCGCTTCTACTCAGAAGAAGACGAAGCCGAAGTGAAGCAGATTCTACGGGATGTCTTTACGGAGACGAAGTTCCTGAAGGTCGGACACAACGCTGGGTACTTCGACAGGTTGGTAGTGGAGTCACATCTCGGCGTCACGCCAGAGCCACTACTAGATACTTTGATTCTACATAAGCTGGCCCGGTCGGAGTTCCGTCACTCCCTTGGATTCGTAGGCTCCATCGAGACAGATGTCCCTGCATGGAAAGCAGACCACACCGGAGTCACGGCCCGGACGGACGAAGAACTATTTGAATACTGCGCGACTGACGTTGCAGTCACCGCACGTATCGTCCAACCGCTTGAGTGGCAGGCACGCCAGCGGAAGCAGCGTCACCTGTACAAGACTGACGCTAAGCTCCAGAACATCTGTGTTGGGATGCGGCGACTAGGTATGCGTGTGGACGAAAAGACACGTCGAGAACATCAGGACAAGCAAGAAGAAGCAGCTAATAAGTGGATCGAGGTAATACATAAGTACCGTCCGGGGATGAATCCCAACTCCAACGCACAGGTCCGTGATCTACTTTTCGGACACTGGAACCTTCCCGTTCAGGAACACACGGAGACAGGAGAGGAATCAGTTGGCGCGGCGTCGTTGAGATCTCTCGTGGTTAGCCCACTCGTTGAGGACGAGCAACGTCAATTCATTAACGCACTTAGATTTTATCGGAGAGCGCAGAAGCTACTCTCCACCTACCTTCGCAAATTAGCCCCGGACGTAGGTCTGGTAAAGGATGGCTATGTCTACCCGGACTATAATTCAACAGGTACGGTTACCGGACGACTCAGTTCAAGTAACCCTAACTTCCAGAACATCCCGTTCAACCTACGTAATATCTTCGTCCCTCCTCCGGGCTGTGTCTTCGTCGGTGCAGACTATGATCAGTTGGAACTCCGTTTTGCGGCCGCCTTGGCTGGGGCAGACCACTACCTCGACGCCTTTGAAAAGCGTCAGATCGATCCACACAACCTCACCGCAGACCTCATGTTCGGGGACAAATTCTGGAATGCGGAAGGTGCCCCGGATTCCAAGATGGGCAAAGGCAAGGGCCAGTTCAAGCAGCTACGGAACCTTGCGAAAACAATCTGCTTTGCCTCGCTATACGGTGCGTCCGCTCCGAAAGTACATGAGATAATCAGTCGGGGCGAAGACGAGAACGGGAACCTATTGTACGCTCACTACACCTTGAGACAGATTCGGATGCTCCACCGCAGGTGGAAGGACAAGGCCCCGGAGTTCAAGCGTTGGTGGGGCCGTACGATGAAATCATGTAGGGATTTGAACTACGTGGAGGAAATAGTGCTCGGGAGACGACGCTACTTCGCGAAGGATGACTACAACGCAATCCTAAACTTCGGCGTACAAGCTGGAGGATTCGCTGTTGTAGGGCTTTCGATGATCGAGTTGGTAGAGGAGCATCTACCTTTCGACTTCAAAAACAAGACCGGACTTGTCAATCAACTTCACGATGCGGTGGTCTTTGCAGTCCCCGAAGCGGAAGCAGATTACGTGGCGAAGGTCATTACTGAAACACTAACAAGACGGGTGGATGGTCTGCCCGTCACGTTCACAGCAGAAGCCGACATCGGCAACAATTG